GATACTGATCCTCGTAGAAAGGATGGTCGTTGCGCTGCGCCACGCGCTTGAAGCCCTGCAAGCCCGCCTCCGGCTCCTCGCGCATTGCCAGCGGGCGCGGCCCTTCCGTGCTCGTGGCAAGGATGTAGCTGTCCGGCGCGTTCTTCCATTCCGCAATCCATACGCCGCTTGCGTGGTAGCCGATGACGGGGCCGGGCAGAGGCGTATTCAACGTGCCTTCCAGCACCGTCACGCCGGAGCCGACGCGCAGCCGTGGGTCGGCCACGTCGTAGAAGTTGGCCAGTCCCTGCACCGCCGTCTTCAGGTTGCTCGGAATCAGCGCCACAACTTCGCCCATGTTCTCCGGGTGCTCAGTCAATTCCGCCTGGATCAGGGGGAAGGGGTCTGCGCCGTCGGCAATGGCCGCGGCCTGCGCCAGGTAGTGGGTGTCCGCCGCCCCACCGCTGGTCGAGCCGGAGAGGATGTATGTGTCCGTGTCGCTGTTTGCCAGCCCCTTGATGGTCAGATCGCCAAACTCCGGGTCGGCAAATGTCCACGAGGCATTGGCAAAGAGCGCCGCCATGATGTGGTCGCGCATCCATGCCTTGTCCGCAACCAGCATTGTGCCGACGGCGTCGTTGACTTCCGCAACCGTCATCTTCTGGCTTGCCTTGTAGGTTGCACCCCACGCAATGCCTGCATCCTGCAAGGGGAAAGCCACATCGTACTGCCCCGACACCTTCACCGGGCGGGCGCGACCGCTCTCATCCAGCGGCTGCAAGCGCGCCAGTGTGGGCGTGCGGAACCGCACCTGGTGTTCTGTGGTGCGGAAAGTGAAGAGGTTAAGCAGCGTCTCCATCTGCCGATTGTGTTCGGCAAGCGTGGCGTCCACCGCGTTGTTGACGACGCGCAGATTCACATCCGCCACACGCTTGGCGAAAATGTCCTGCACACCCATGAACCCGTACATCACCTGATTTGCCATCTCTATATCTCCTTAGGCGCTCGGGCTAGAGGTCGACAAACAGCAGTTTGTCATGTCCTGCGCCGATGTTGTTGGATGTGCCGGGAATCACGCGACCAACAACCAGTGACGTTGTGCCCGCTGCGTCGGCCATGATGCCGTCCGTATTGCTGGCATAAATGGCGGCGTCGTATGCCTGTGAATCCAGGTTGAATCCGTCCATCACACCCTTGCGGATGGCCGTCACCGGCATGCCTGCGGGCACTGTACGCGCAGCCACACCGTAGACGCGCGCCTCGCCTGCGCTGCTTGCGTTGGCGTTGGTGAATCGCCCCGTAGTCGTGTCAATGCGCACAATCGCACCTGCTGTAATGGCCTCAGCCGCGGGGAGAGTCATCTGCATAATGCTTTCAACGACGCTCACCTTGTTGGCTGTGACCAGGGCAATGTTTGCCATGTCTGCCTCCTGATACTGCTAGAAATTATTGTAAAGGCGGCCAAACTCCTTGCGCGCCGCCTCGCGTTGCGTCTCATCCATGCTCACATCTGCGCCAGGTGTCGCGGGCACTCCCTGCCGCTTCTGCTGCATCAGTGTCTCGCGGTTGGCGGCCAGCCATTCCAGCTGCTCCACCGGGTCGAGTTTGCCTAGCAGCGTCTTCACGCCCTCCGGCACATCCGCGCTCTGCGCCTCCACATGCGCCTTCAGCGCCTTCTCGTAGCGCGCCAGTGTCGCCTTCTGCGCGTCGGATTGTTCGGCAAGTGTCGCCTTTTCCGTCTCCAACGCGCTCAGCGATGCGCCGCGCTTTTCGGCCAGGTCTTTCCATTCGCCGTTCTTGGCTGCGGCTTCCGCTTCGGCCTGTTCGGCAGCCTTGCGCGCCTTCTCCTGCGCCTTCGTCTCTGCGCGCTCGAGCCGGTCTTTCAGAATGCGATCCACTTCCGCCTGAAAGTCGGCTTCGGTCGCAAAAGACTTGGCCGCCTGTGTTGCCGCCGGCTTCGCATCCGTTCCGCCGTTTGTGCCGGTGGCGTCGTCCGTCGCTTGCGAAGTGTCTGGCTGCGTATCCTTTGCCTCTGGCGCGCCCGCGTTCGTTCCGTCGGCGGCCAGCAGCATTCGTGCACTGTTCCTGATCAGCATATTGGGCTCCCGTATTTTTGCCGTCGCGTCCGACGTGATAAGCCCGGAGGGGCGAGGTTGCTTGCTCTCTCGAGCATAGCAGGCCGCTAGTTGGAAATTCCAACTTTGCAAAAAGAAAGGCGGCTCGGATTGAGCCGCCCCTATTCCGTCTGCACAAATGCGCTAAGTGGCCTTGCATAGCGGGTCGTGCCCCATTGCCGGCTGCGCATGCGCCCCACAATGCTGTTCTCCCCGGTCGGCGTCAAGGCAATACGCCCGTCCACCCACGCCGCATAGCGGCCCGCCCCCAGAATCTTGCGCTGCGTCGCTTCGTCCAGCGTCGCAAAACGTTCTTCGCCCGTCTGCGTCACGCGGCTGCCCACGCCCCGCACAACCGGCCCGGCTATGCACCTGCCATTGGGATGTTCGTCCAGCCGCTCATTGAGCCGGTGCACAGAGCCGTGCATGGCAAAGCAGCTCGCACACGTCCTCGCTGAAAGTGCCGAAGTCCACACCCACCCGCTTAATATGTCGTCATTGGCCTCGTAGTTCTCGTGCGTGGCCGTGCGCCATGCACGCATCGTTTCCGTGCGGCTAATGGTTAGCGCCTGCGTCAGCCCCGTACCAAAGGCGGCGCGCACCTGTTCCGCCGTGATGTTTGGGTTCTGCCCAATCGCCACGGCGCGCTGAAAGACAGTCGCCACTTCCTGCCCCCGCTCCGGCGCAAGGCTGTCGAAGAGAGTGCGCAATGGCGATCCATCCGACGCATAGCCGACAATGCTTTCCACCGCACGCGGATTCAGGCGCGTCAATCGCGCCTGCGGCCCGCCCGCCGCCTCAATTGTCACACCCACACTATCCAGCGCGGCGTCCACCGCCATGCGCTGCGAGGCAATGACGCTATCCTCAGCGTAGGGCGCAAAGCGGCGCAACTGTTGCTCCACCTCCGCCTGCAACTGCTGCGCCCATTGCTCAATGTGTGCATTGCTCGTGTCGCCCGCCTCAATCTCATTCTGCGCCTGGCGCAACAGGGCGCGCAGTTGCTGCCATGCCGCGCCGTAGACGCGTACCATGTCGGATGCCGCCGCACGCTCATTGCGCAGCAGCCGTGCCCGGTATTGATTGAGCGCGTTCTCCAGTTCGCTAGGCATTTGCGCCCTGATCGAATTGCGCCAAAAGCACGTCGCCCGTGTTCACCGTCTCCGTGGCAATGCGCTGCTGTTCCTGCGCCCACTCGTAGCCAAGCCGGCCAGCAAGTGTCTCCGCGCTGGCAACACCCATGCTCTTGTCAATCAAGTAGCGTTCGCTGCGCAGTTTGGCGTCTGCGGCATCGCCCGGAATCAAGCCGGCATCCTCTACGGCGACGGAGATCTCTTCATCGCTCCATCCCACACGGCGCAAGGCCGTTGCCAGCGGCAAGCCCGCCTGCACCCACGCCATTGCCGCCTGCGCATCTTCCAACTCGCTCGCGGGGAATACGGCGCGCTCTGCAAAGCCATGCGCAAAGTCGCCCGCCTCGTAGTTGCCCAGCCCCCGGAACAGGCCGACCGCCTGCCCAATTGTGAGCGCCATTGCGTGCGCCCGCTGCAAGGCATCCTCAGCCAACGCCCGCGCCGAAAGCAGCCTGTCCACCGCGTCGCCCAGCATGCGTTCCAGCGCACGCCCGCTCATGTCGCCCGTGTGGTTGCGCAGCGCGTAGTAGGCAAGTTCCGGGTTGTCGGCCCCCAGTTCATCCATCTGCTTTTGCAGCGCATCAATCGCCGAAGCGTAATCAAGTTGCGGCACAAGTGAAGTGAGTGTGCCATTGCCGCCGATGGAGAGAATCGTATCGTCGCCAAAGTCCACCGTGTCGGTTGTGGCCGTAGCCGTGCCCAGGCGCGGCGGCGGCAATGGCCTCCCGCTATTGTCGTTGCCCACCCCAGCCATTGCCCATGTGGGCTTGTTATAGCGAAAGAGCAACTGGTGCAGACGCGTCGCCAGCCGGTTCGCTTCATCGATCTTGTCAAGGCTCTGGATGAAAGCGCCGTTACCGCGGTCACCGCCTGAAGGGCGCAACTGCTGGCGCACAATCGGAATGAAGTCAATGCCAAACTCCGAGAGCGGCACACTGCGCACGGGCTGTCCAAGCCGCTCCACCGGCGTGGCAGCCGTCCACTTGTGTTCCCACGCCCGCATGTCCGTCTTCGTCCACACCTCCGTGTAGATGTACGGCTCCTGTTCGCCGTTGCCCACATCGCGCAGGCGCGGCACATCCAGGCGCACGGACGTGAGATAGCCGCGTTCATCTGCGGTGAACCATGTCACATGTTGCGGCGGCAAGTTCTGCAGAAAGACGCGCGTCACACGCCCGCTGTCGTCCGTGCGGGTGGAGACCTTGATGAACAGGTCGCCGTACATGGCAAACCAGCGCGCCGCCGTCTCCTTCTCCGCGCCCCAGTTGCTCCATTGCCACACTTGCTCAATGGCGGGAATGATGGCCGCATTGTCGGCCACAAGGGGCAGCGCAGCCGGCAGCGCGCCAGGCCACATCTTGGCCGCATAGAATTCGACAATGCGAAAGGCGGGGTTGCGCAGCGGCTTCAGCGTGGCGTCAACGCCACGCCCGCCGCTCAGCGCCACGTCCAGCGCCTCGTACAAACCGTTGTTCAGGTAGTAGCCGCGCAGCACGTCATAATGCTCGGCCCAGTTGAAGGCGCGCATCTTCGTGCGCAGCGTGAGCTGCACGTATGACCACCACGCCGCGTAGTAGCCCTGGAAGGGGCCGAAATCAGGCTGCATATTCCGCCTCGAGTTCTTCTTCTGGTTGCTGTAATCGGCCCGCACGCATTTCATGCCCCTCCGCAATATAGTTTTCGGTGTACAAAATCAACTGCGAAAGGGCGTCCACCTGGTCGTCATGCCCAACGTCCGGAAAGTTGTACATCTCGTTCTCAAAATCATAGAGCCACGGCGCTTCGTTGCTTGGCTTTGGCAGCCAGATGCAATCCCGCTTGCACCACACCGCCGCTTGGCGCGCCCGCTGCCCCTTGTCGCCCGTGGGCGTAAATGCGATCAGCAGCTTGCGCAGCCAGTCGGGGGCAGAGCGCAGCAGCGTCTGATATGCGCTTGTACCGCTAGCCTTGTCCTCGATGATCACGGCGCGCAATTTGCCGTCCTCATTGAATCGATGCGCCATGAATTCAATCGTGGCCGGCAAGTCGGGAAACTGAAGCTTGTCGCGCCGCACGTGGCGAATGAGCAACCGATAATCCGGCGTCAGTTCCCCCACCACAAACGCGCTGTAGTCGCTCGTTTCCTTGTCCTTCAGCGCGGTGTCGATGCTGATCCAGCGCGCCACCACCGTATTGCGCAGCCGGTAGTCGTCCAGAGCAAAGCGGTTGCGCCGCTGCCACCACTCTGCGAGGAATGGCTTCCCTGCCGGGTCGGTCACCCACAGCCCTTCCAGCAATTGAGCCTTCGTCACATCGTCCAGGTTGGACAGGCTCTGCTCATATTCTGCCCGGTCGATGTGCGGATTGTCCGCCAGCTTGGCCGGAATGAAGATGCGGTCACGCCGCAATTCCGGCACAACGAACCGCTCGTAAACCCACGCATGCCCTGTGCCGCCGGGATTGCTTGCGGAACGCATGCGCAGCGGTACGGTGGATTCCTTCAGCCGGCGCAGGCGGGAGAACATGTAAAGGTACTGGCGTTCGTCAAACTGCGAAAGTTCATCCCACGCAATCAGCTGAAATTCCGAAGACTGGTAGCGAAAGTGGTCACGCGGCCCTTCCAGGTAGCCAAATGTGATGCTCGCTCCGCTCGGGAACTCCCACGTCTTTGTGTTCTCCCGCCAACGGGCATCCGAGCCTTGCAGCCATGTGTGCGCCTTGTCCATAAGCGCGCCGGGTAGCGACAAGTCGGCATAGGTGCGGCGCAGGAGCAACGCAGCATAGCCTGGCACATCCACGTATTGCAGCGCCGCCATGAGCAAGGCCGTGCTCTTGGCCCCACCCGCTGCGCCGCCGTAAAACGCCTCGCGATGGGGCAGCAGCAAGAAGGCGGCTTGCTTAGGCGTCGGACGGAACGGAATGTATGGCGTCACCCGCGGCGTCATCAGGCGCGGGTTGGAGTGCGCCAATTGCCGCAAGCTCATCAAAGATTGTCCCGGCTTCATCGGCCCCCAATTCGTAGGTCGCCAGTGCACCCTTGAATGCAATTGGCCCACCGTCCTTGCCCGTGTGCTCATTGCGCACAGGCGTGTCCAGCCCCCACAGTTTGGCGCGCCGCTCCATAATGCGCAGGATGCGGTCAATCGCGCCGGTGTCCCCCTTCGTGGCAGTTGCATAGATGGCGCGCAGCATATCGTCAAGGCGCTCATTCTCGAGCG